CAATCAACGGGAACAGCTTGTTAAAGCGGTTTCTGAGCAAGAGACTGCCAATAATGAAAAAGAATGGAACGAGCAACTGGAATATTTTAATGAAACTATTCCAACGCTAATTCCGGACTTTAATGAGGATACAGCAATTGCCATTAGGGAATTTGCTATTGAGGAAGGCATTGCACCAGAAATTCTGGATTCAATTGCTGACCCAGCTATCGTTAAGTTTGTTGATGACTTTAGGCGCCTTAAACAAGGTGTATCTAAAGGTGCAGTTAAACGTAAGTCCGCACCAACAAAGAAAGCTCCGCTTAGAAAAGCTAAAACGGCTACTAAGCAAAAACAAGATGCAGCAGAAGCAAAGCGTAGGCGCGCATTAAGCGGCAACGCATCTGCTGAAGAACAACATGACTTTCTTAGAACTCTTGCCGAACGCTCCTTAAACATGTAATACCTAGGAGGGTATAATCAATGGCTAATAATCTTGGTGTTCGCGGCACCGGTGGTCCACAGGGCCCGGCTCGCGGAACTGGCAAAGATGTCTCACAGCGTGAGGATCTTGCAAACTTCATCACGATGATCACTCGTGACGAAACTCCTTTTATGTCGTCTATCGGCAAAACTAAAGCAACAGCAATCTACCACGAATGGCAGACAGATCAGCTGGAAGCTCCAGGCAACTCTCGCATTGGCGAAGGTACTGACTGGATTGCTCCTACTACTGATGGCTCTGGTGGCACAGGTGCAACCCCAGCAACTGGCGACAAGTTCGCTGTTACTGGTCCTTATCGTACACGTCTGGGTAACTATACTCAGATTAACGGTAAAACCATTGCTGTATCTGGAACACGGCGTGCCGTAGACCAGGCAGGTGTTGCTGATGAATACGCATACCAGCTTAAGAAGCGCGGAACTGAACTGCGGCGTGATGTTGAGTTTGACATGGTTCACTCATACAACACAGCTAATGCTGTAGGCGTACAAAACGCTAATGCCCGTTCAGCTGGTGGCTACCAGTCATTTATCAACTCAGCAGCTACATGTAACTATGTAGGTGAGTTTGAAGCTCCTTCGGCTTCTTCCTCTAATGCTGGTACTGATGCTGACGGTACTGCAACTGTTCGCGGTTCAATCAACGGTGGTACTACTGCACCAGCACGTGGAACTCTTGCACTGACAGATATTGATGCTGTTATGCAGAAGATCTATGAGCAGGGTGGTAAGGCTACCAAGGTTATGCTTTCACCAAAGCTGCGTCGTGACTTCTCAGATCTGATGGTTTCAGATACTGGTGTTGTACGTAACATCGATGCTGGTGGTCAACTCCGCCAGTCTGTTGACGTATATATGTCAGACTTTGGCGATCTTATGGTAGTTCCTAACTACGTAATGGGTCTGTCAAACTCTGTTGCACTGAAAGGTGATAACGGCGCTGCATTCTCAGGGAATGGTATTCCTGATGTTGCTGACTTTGCTGCACTGATCTACGATCCAATGTGGTTCAATGTTGCTACACTGCGTCCTATGCAGGAAGTAGATGTAGGCCAGCAGGGTGACTCAACCAAAGGAATGATGGTTGAAGAGTGCACCTTGGAAGTACGTAACCCACTGGGTTGTGGTGCTATCTACGGTCTTAACTAGACTATTTGTTAGGGGAGGTCTTCGGGCTTCCCCTTTCTTTTATAGGAGGTTTATATGCCAAAAGTTGGTGATAAAGAATTTAAATATAATAAGTACGGAATGGAAGCTGCTAAAAAGTATGCTGCTAAAACCGGAAAAGATATTGAATATAAAGCTGCCGGCGGTAATGTAGCCGGCTATTATAACAAGGGCGGTAAAGTAGCAGGATGTGGTCCAGCTATTAACAACCCAATGAAAAAATAAATTAACGGGAGATAAGTAAATGCTAGTTATTCAACTTGCTAATGGGAATACTTACCCAGCTGATAGATGTGTGTGGCGCGTAGATGAGGCCACTAATAAAATTACTCACTTTACACCTAATGCGGGTTCAGTCGCTGTCGGTTCGGCACCAGCTGTTGTCGGGTCCACTGGCGCACGCTTAGGCTACATCAAAGCAGGACGCTTTGCACCGTATACACAATTGCCATAAAGGAGCTTTGAGGACATGAGCAAAGAGACAGATTTTAAATTTCGTAGTGCTACAGTAAAAGCAAACGAAGGTATTCACGCTGGCTTTGACCTGGAATCAGGTGATTGGCAGGCAACACAAGATATTACTCAATACAAGGAGCAAGCTAAACAAGATCGTGACCGACAGGAATATTTTGGTCGCAGTCAAAATGGCTATCGTAAGATGGCAACTATTCCTGATATTGTTGCAATTAAGATTTTGCAAGAGCATCAGCTAGACTTGCACGATCCCGGATTTATGAATGATCCAAACAATATGAAACGGTTGAGAAATATTTTGCAAACGGAATACAGAGATCTCTTGGTAAATACTTAATTAGGAGACCTGATATGGCAATAACCTATGATGAATTAGTGGCGCTTGTTCGTACCTGGTCTAACAGGGATGAAGAGGTTGTCAGTGATGCGATTATTAAGGATGGACTTAAGTATGCTGCAGATAAAGCATATCGCTCACTACGTGTACCTCCGCTAGAAAACGTAGCAGTATACGAAAAAACCCTGCTGGAGTCTGCAACTTCAGCGACAGCAGGTATTAATCCAAGCAGAACAGAAATTCAATTACCGTACGACCTTATTGAGTTTATTCAAATTAAAGAACTTGATAGCTCCGGTGGAACTATTAGAGTATTTAATGAGAAGCTTGATATTCGTACATTTAATGATCCATCTGCTGAAAAGTACTCAACAAATAATTATTGGGCACGCGAAAGAAATGTAGTATACCTTACGCCTGGCTTTGGCTTTTCAAACCAAGGATCAGATGCAAGTAGTATTGAGCTATACTATTATCGTAGGTTGCCAGCACTTAATGCTACTTATGCAGTAACCGTACTGAACTATAACGCAGGTTTCCTAGAAACATCTAGTTCTGGGGTCGCAGGAGCAGCACAGCTGTGGTTTAACAGCAACACTGGTACAACAGCCTATGCAACACAATCGGCAGCCCAGGCGGCTTCTGGTGGTGGCACAGTAACTAGCACTTATTATGTTGGTAAGGCTACACCAAACTGGCTACGCGATGAGAATCAGCGGGTTCTTTTGTTTGGAGCATTAGCAGAAGTGTTTGCATATGTCCAGGATGATGATCAAGCCGCAAAGTATTTGGCAATGTTTAAAAGTGAAATTGCCGAATTGAATGACGAGGACGCTAAACGAAACGCATCGGGTGGAAACCTACAAATTAACTTTAATGGGCGGGGGCTAATCTAATGACAACACCAGCAAGACCTGGTCAATTTACTGGCGCAACCGATAACGCCGCTGATGGTGGTCTGTTTACAGATACACTAATTGATGGTATCCCCGATATTGTAGGTGCAGACGTACTCGCAGCGGAAACCGCGGCAGCAAACGCCAAAACATCAGAAACTAATGCAGCAACTAGTGCAACTAATGCTGCAACATCTGCAACAAACGCAGCAACTAGCGCAACAGCAGCAGCAACAAGTGAAACTAATGCAGCTAATAGCGCAACTGCAGCTGCAGGAAGCGCAAGTAGTGTGGCTGCAGATGCTGCTACGGCTACTACTAAAGCTGCCGAGGCATCTACTAGCGCAACTAACGCGGCAGCCTCACAAACTGCAGCGGCTAACTCTGCAACTTCAGCAGCATCAAGTGCTACTTCAGCAACTGGTTCTGCTAACAGTGCAACAACTTCAGCCTCAGCGGCTGCAAACAGTGCAACTGCTAGCGCAAATAGCGCAACAGCTTCGGCTAGCTCAGCTACAGCCGCGGCTACTTCTGAAACTAATGCAGCCACTTCGGCAACTAATAGCGCTAATAGTGCTACAGCTTCAGCTAATTCAGCAACAGCTAGTGCGGGAAGTGCATCAACAGCAACCACTCAAGCTAACAATGCGGCAGCTAGCGCATCAACAGCAAGTACTCAGGCTACAAATGCTGGTAACTCAGCTACAGCAGCTGCAAGTTCGGCTACAGATGCACAAGGCTCTGAAGACGAAGCAGAAGCTTGGGCGCAAAAAACAAACGGTGAAGCAGTTACAGGCGAAGGCTATTCAGCTAAAGCATGGGCAACTGGAGGCACAGGTGTAGACCACACTTCGGGTGGAGGTAACGCTAAAGATTGGGCAACTGAAACAACTACTACAGCTGATAATACTGAATACTCTGCTAAAGAATATGCTATTGGCACACAGTCTGGTAATACCAACGGTTCTGCTAAACAATGGGCTTTAGGTGGCGGTAACAGTTTTGCAATAGCAACACCAGTTACAGGTTCAGGAGGTTCAGCGCTTTATTCTGCTAAGTATTGGGCAGATCAAGCAGCTAGTAGTGTAGCTAACTTTGATGAAAAATATTACGGTAACTATGCAGATGATGCAGCAGCAGAGAATGCACATGAAGCCGCAGGTAAAACTGTAACTGTAGGTGACTTATATTATAACACAACGCTTAATGCTGTTCGTTATTGTCAAGTAGCACCATCAGGTACAGGCTCACCAGTAGGCACATGGCAATCAATTGCACAACAAGACCTCTCATCGTATGCAACAAACGGCTTTGCAATTGCAATGTCAATTGCCCTATAGGAGATTCTAATGGCACAAAATTTTAGACGATACGCCGAAAGGAACATAGGCACAAGCGCTGTTGATATTCCTGATGGGGCTAACTTTGATTCATATGATACGCTTGTAGGTATTCATATGACTAATACAACTACTCAATCTATTCTTGTAGATTGTTATATTCAAAATGGTGGTAATGATTATTACCTTATTAAACAAGCACCGATTGCAGCAGGTGGCGCACTTCAAGTTATGGATGGTGGCGCAAAAATTGTAGTACAATCAGGTGATCGGTTGTTTGTAAAATCAGACACAGCATCTTCGCTTGACGTATGGGTATCTGCTGTAGACGCAATTAGCACATAAGGAGGACAATATGGGATATATTGGAAATCAATCTTCCGATGCATTGACCTCAGTAGATAAACAAGTTATTACGGGTACTGGTGGAACAACCTATACATTATCACATCCAGTAGCTAGCGCACAGGAAATTGAAGTTTTTGTAAATAATGTTAGGCAAGAACCTGGAGTGGCTTATACTGTTTCAGGAACTACACTTACTATGACAGGTAATGTATTTGTAACAGATGACTTTTATATAGTATTTCAAGGTAAAGCTATACAAACGGTTAAAGTACAAGCAGCTGGTTATTACGCAGGAGATAATGGCAATACAGGCGATTTAACTAATGGTCTTAAAGATATTTTTAGATTGCATGAACAATCGCTTGATGTAGCTACTACTATTCCAGCTGGAACAAATGCAGTAGCTGCAGGTCCATTAACATTTAACGCCACACTTACGGTGAATGGCACAGTAACGGTGGTGTAACATGGCAAGCATAATTAACGTAGATACGATTAACGAGAAGACCACTGGCAACGGGGTGCAGATACCGGGGCATGTGGTTCAGGTGGTAACTTCTGTATTGTCATCTGGTGTAACTAATTCAACTAGTACTTGGACTGATACAGGACTATCAGCTTCAATTATACCTTCATCGGCAAACAGTAAGATACTTGTTTTAGTTACACATCCTACAAGAGTGTTGAGAACAGTATCTGATAACTGGCTAGGTGGTATTAAGTTGCTTAGAGGTGGGGTGATAATTGGTAATGGTGATAATTACACTATAGGCCAAACCCATTCAGCCCAAAACCCATCACAAGGTGGGACTTACTGGTGGTGGACTTCACATGAATTAGACAGCCCAAATACTGCAACCAGTGTTACATATAAGACACAAACTAGAGCAGATAGTTCTGGTAGTGTAGCCGTGTTTGCTAAAAGTCGAATGACCCTAATGGAGATTGCACAATGACAACTATATACGTAGATAACATTGCGCCTAATCTCCAGAGCAAAATTAGTGCGCCTAACCTGACGTTGCCGACAGGCAGTGTGATACAGGTAGTAAAAACAACTAATCAAACTCAAACAGTGCTTTCAAATACTGGTAGTTATGTTGACATTACTAATATGTCATTAAGCATTACTCCAAAACAAACAAACTCTAATTTCATTATTACTTGGAATTTTCAAAACGTGTATTTCAAAAGCAACCAATCAGGGTGTTCTTTTAGACTTGTAAAAGACGGAACGGCTCTTTTCACACCTAACGTACAGTATTCTAACTACTCAAATATTGCTGGTTGGCACTGGAGTGTTGGTTATTCACACTATGATATTTCTACACACTCAACACTCACCCCCATAACATTCAAGTTGCAGGGGAGACTGCACTACACAAACGCTTTAGTAGATGTCAATGATGGGAGTGCGTTTTTAGATACTATGATTATTCAGGAGATAGCAGGATGAGCAGTATTATTAAAGTTGATGCTATTCAGAAAGCTGATGGCACTACGCCTACTGCTGGTGACTTGGGGCTGAACACGACAGGCACAATTATTCAAGCAGTTAGTTATAAAATTGGTAGTGGATATACAAACTCAACTTCCGTGAATATTTCATCAGGCAATGTGTTTATTGGTGGTGGAACTATTACGCCAAAATACGCAAGTAGTAAAATTCTTGTTATAAGTAATCAACAATTACACAACGACACTGCTGGGCCGTATGGTTATCTTAGAGTTATTAGAACTATAAGTGGTGGAAGTGATGTTATTATTGATACGCCGGGCAACGCAACGGGTTATCAAGTAACAGGTCATGGGCATAGATTAAACTTTCCGGGCTGTGTTCTTGATAGTCCAAATACTACAAATTCAATTCAATACAGACACCGTGTAGACCACGGAAGTGGAAGTATTGATAACACATGGAATTATAGTGGTGGTGTTAGTATGACACTTTTAGAAATCGCTGGCTAACAATAGGAGAAATCAATGACCGATATAGCAACAGCACTTAACGAACTTCAGGTCACTGAGTGGGTTCTTCGTGGAGAGCCAACGAGTGAAACTGAGTTCAATTCAATGTTCCGCAAAGTCACTGGCGCAGATGCCAATGGTTCTGCAATCGAATCTAGCGACACCTCTACTTGGGGTGTTACATGGGCGCAAGCATTAGCTAAAAAGGATGAACTTGTAGCTGCAGAACCTATGCGTTTGCTTCGTGAAGAACGTGATACCCGCATTGCAGAAACAGATTGGTGGGCATCAAGCGATCTCACTATGACTTCTGCACAAACAACATACCGTCAGGCACTTCGTGATATTACAGAAGATGCAACTAGTCTAGATGATGTGACTTGGCCTACTAAACCGTAAGGAGGCTATAATGGCATTAAGTACAATTAAAACAGCTAGTATAGCTAATGATGCTGTTACTGCTGATAAGATAGTTAATGATGGTAATCTTGGAAATAAAAACCTCATCATCAACGGTGCGATGGCTGTTGACCAACGCCATGATGGGTCTTCTTTTACAGTAGTAAATGGAAATGGTTTAACAGGTGTTATTGCAGACCGTTTTAGAGTTAATGAAGCCAGTGGAGCAGTGATGACTGGTCAAAGAGTTGCTGACGCACCAGTTGGATTTGAATATTCTAGTAAGCTGACAGTAACGACTGCTGATTCATCTCTAGGCTCTACTGAGTTCCACAGAATGATACAGCCTATTGAGGGCAAAAATATAAGTAATTTGAATTGGGGAACTTCTAACGCTAAAACCCTTACGCTAACATTCTATGTAAAATCTAGCCTCACTGGTCAGTATTATATCAGTGTATTTAATAACGCAGCAGACCGTACCTTACTCAAAGGGTATACGATAAGTTCCGCAGACACTTGGGAAAAGAAAACTATTACAATAATTGGAGACCAAACTGGCACTTGGTTAACTACAAATGCTGTTGGCATCCATTTAATGTGGTCACTAGGAACTGGTTCAAGTTATCAATCAAGCACTCTTGACGCTTATCAAGCTGGATTCTACATGGCTAAATCTGACCAAGTTAATTTGGCGGCAACCAATGGTTCGACATGGCAGCTTACAGGTGTACAGCTTGAGGTTGGAGATGGGCCGGGAACCGCTTTTGAGCATGAGGACATAGGAACTACGTTACGCAAGTGTCAAAGGTATTATCAAGATTATAGTGGAGTAACTGGTACTAAACTCTATATAAACGGCACTAACGAACCTAGTAGTGAAGTGGCAAATTGTAGGCTTTTGCCTGTTGTGATGAGGACTAATCCAAGTGTGTTAAATTCAACCACAAGTTCTGGCAGTGTCGGTGGCGTAGGTGCTAATGAAAATCAATTAAAATACTTTAGTGCTTCTGGTCACACGAGTGGTGGATTTTCAATTGGGTTTCAGCTTGATGCGGAGATATAAATATGAACATCACAAATGCAAAATACTTTAATGATAACGAAGGTAATCAGGATGGCGTTGCAGCAACCATTGATGGCACAGAAATGTTTGTACCCCTAGACCCAGCAAACCGTCACTACGCAGAAATCCTGCGGCAAGTAGCGGCTGGAACACTAACAATAGCAGATGCTGACTGATGGATTTAGTACACATCATAGATACCTTAATCGGTATAGTAGTCATGGGCGGTGCTTGGTATCTTAGTGGTATTACTAGAGAGATAAAACGGATAGACATATTAATGAACAGGACACGTGAAGAATACGCTACCCGTACAGAGTTACGTGAAGACATGAGCCGTGTTATGGAAGCATTACATCGTGTAGAAGACAAGTTAGATAGGGCATTAAATAAATGATGCAGTTTAAAGCGTTTAAACCACAAGCCATGAACAAGATTGCTAAAGCTATGGGCTATCAGGGTGACATGGGTCAGTTCCAACAGTACATTGAACAAGACCCTGCACGACAGCAGCAGATGAGTATGTATAATGATGCTGCAGTAAAGATGGCACAGGGCGGTGCAGTACCA